TCCTTTGGAAAAAAGAAAAAGATATACCTTCAGATATGAAAGCTTATAAAGAAGGTTCTGAAGAAAGAACTATGAATGGTAAATACAATCATGGTTTTATAGCTCAAGAAGTTAAAGCTACTATAGACAGTCACGGTTTAAAAGAAGGTTTTGATATGTGGGCAGAAGATGATGCAGACGGAAGGCAAAGAGTTGCACCTAACGCTTTAATGTCTGTTATGGTCAAAGCAGTACAAGAACTATCTACAACAGTAGATGAATTAAAAGCCGAAATACAAACTTTAAAAGGAGAATAAAATGGCACAAACAGTAACAGAATGTCTAACAGCAGGTACTGATAGCGTAAACTTAATTAATGGTGTAAAAGCTGGAAGTTGGAACGTAGAAGGAATGACACAAGCTGAAATAAATGAAATGGTACAAAGGAATGTAGACCACTTAGAAACTATTTTAGCTTATGCACCTGTTGATGCAGATGACGATAGACCAAATGTAGCAGGAGCAGCAGATAGTAAAAAAACTACACATGTTGCAGCTATTACTACTGGTAAAACTTATATAACTGATAATAGCTAGATTTATAAACTAACACACCGACAAGTGTGCATAAAACCAAAAGGAGTAACTTATGGAAAATAAAGAAACTGTCAATCAAGAAAATAAAGCTGTCGTAGGAGATAAAGAAATTTTAGAATCAGAGATGACAGAAGAACAAAAATATCTCGCTAATCAAATAACTGATTTAAGAAATAAACAAGCTAAGTTAAAATTTGATATGGACCAAATACACGCAGCTTTACAAGTTTTTCAAAATCAATTCATTACTTCAACACAAGAAGTATCAAAAGAACTTTTATCAGAGGAAACCTCTGAAGGAGAAAAATAATGGTAGATTTAATTATGTGGGTAACCACTATTGTTACAGTTGCTAGTTTAATAGCAGCAAGTACACCAACACCAAAAGACGACGCTTGGATAGGTAAACTATATAAGTTCGTTGATTTATTAGCTTTAAACATAGGCAAAGCTAAACAAAAATAATGCCTACAGTAAAAGACGCATTAGCAGAACTTAATGCACACGAACGTGAATGTACAATCCGTTACGGTTATATAGAAAAAAGACTTGACGAAGGTTCTGCTAAATTTAAAAGATTAGAAATGCTGCTTTGGGGTGTATATCCGTTTATACTTGGTTCAATAGTATTGACTAAAGTTTTATTATAGGACGGTGATATGCCCTTACAGAAATATATATTTAGACCAGGAATCAATAAGGAAGGAACAGCTTACTCTAACGAGGGTGGTTGGTTTGATTCTAATCTAATTCGTTTTCGTAAAGGTCTTCCTGAAAAGATAGGAGGTTGGGCTAAAGCTAGTTCAAATAGTTTTTTATCTTCTGGAAGAGCATTACATGCTTGGGTAGATTTAGCAGGAACTAAATATTTAGGTTTGGGTACTACATGGAAATATTACGTAGTCGAAGGACAAGTTTACAATGATATAACACCTATAAGAGCTACAACAACTAATGGAATAGTTTTCGCACCTACTAATGGTAGTGCAGTTATTACAGCAACTGATAATGACCACGGAGCTTTGGTAAATGACTTTGTTACTATAAGTGGTGCCGTAAGTCTTGGTGGAGCTATAACAGCTGAAGTACTTAATCAAGAATATCAAATAACATCAGTACCTACTGTTAACACCTTTACATTTACAGCTACAGCTACAGCAAATGCTAGTGATAGTGGCAATGGCGGTTCAGGAGCAGATGCTGTTTATCAAATTAACGTAGGTTTAGATGTTTATGTTCCTTCTACAGGTTGGGGCTCCGATTATTGGGGTGCTGGTACTTGGGGTAGTATTTCTGCTTTAAGTGGAACTAATCAGTTACGTCTTTGGTCTCATGATAATTTTGGCGAAGATTTACTTATGTGTGTTCGTGGAGCAGGAGTTTTTTATTGGGATGAAAGCGAAGGAACTGATAATAGAGCTGTAGCTCTTTCTGCTCTTACAGGAGCAAACTTAACACCTACATCAGCATTACAGATTATGGTTTCTGATATTGATAGACACGTTATATGTTTTGGAGCAGACCCTTTAAATGAAGGGGGGACTGTTAGAACAGGTGAGATAGACCCTATGTTTATAGCATGGAGCGACCAAGAAAATGTTGAACAATGGGAACCTTTACCTACAAATACAGCAGGTTCTTTTAGACTTTCTGCGGGTTCTGCTATTGTAGGAGCCATACGAGCTAGACAAGAAACATTAATTTGGACAGATACTTCTTTATACTCAATGACTTTTGTTGGTCAGCCTTTTACTTTTGCTATTAATCTAGTTAACGAAGGGGTTGGTTTAGTCGGTCCTAACGCTATGGTTAATACCCCTAAAGGAGTTTTTTGGATGGATAAAAAAGGCTTCTATGTTTACTCAGGTCAAATACAAGAACTACCATGTACTGTAGATGATTATGTTTTTAGTGATTTAAACCAAACTCAAAGTTATCAAATATTTGGTTTTGTTAATAAAGCTTTTAATGAAGTAGGTTGGTTTTATTGTTCAGAAGATACTACAGTTATTGATAGATATGTTGTATATAACTATGAAGAAAATGTTTGGACAACAGGGTTGCTTTCTAGAACTTGTTGGTTAGACGAAGGTATTTTTGCAGACCCTAAGGCTACTTCTACTTCTTCTGATTATGTAGGTTATCTATATAACCATGAAACTGGTGTAGACGATGATGGAACAGCTATGGCTAATGTATTCGTAGAATCCAGTGATTTTGATATAGACCCAGGAGGAGAAGATTACCAGTTTATAAGTAAAATTATTCCTGATATTAAATTTACAGGTAATACAGAAACAGGAGCTTCAGGACAAAATATAGATATAGTTGTAAAAAGAAGAAATTTTCCTGGAGAAGAATTAACTACAGCATTAACTAGTTCATGTACTTCTGTTACAACTAAAATAGATACTAGAATAAGAGGAAGACAAGCTGTATTACGTATTCAATCTAATGATGATGATGCTACAGCTGTAGGAACTTCTTTTAGAGTAGGTGCTATGCGTATGGATTATAAACCAGACGGAAGACGATAATGTCTAAGCTTTTAGAAACTAAGCTTCCTGTAGCTATAGGACCTCTTTCTCCTGATTTATTCAACAGATTAGTTAGAATATTAGAGTTAAGTTTAGGAAAAGCCGATATAGGGGCTACAGTAAATTTAAACGAAACTCAAAGGAATTTAAATCAGTTTAATTCTGGAGACGTTATTTGGAATTTAGCTACACAACAGTTACAGTTATGGACAGGAAAACAATGGGTAAATATTTACAAAGGTTACGAAGATGGAGTTCAGGGAACTTCTCAACTAGGACAAGTAAGTGTATCGACAGGCGGAGCGACAACTATAACGATAGGAACAATAGCAACAGGTTACGGAACGGAAAACTGGTATACATAAGGGAAAGTAATATGGATTTAAATAAACTAAGAGAAGAACTAACTTTCGATGAAGGTTGTATAGATAAAATATATCTTGACCATTTAGGTTATCCTACTTTTGGAATAGGTCATCTAGTATTAGAAACAGACCCTGAACATGGACAAGAAGTAGATACACCTGTTTCTGAAAAAAGAATAAAAGAATGTTTTGAAAAAGATATACAAAACGTCTTTAACGATTTAGATAGAAATATACCTTGGTGGAGAGATTTACCTGAAGATTTAGTTTTAGTTATGGCTAACATGTGTTTTAATTTAGGAGTAACTAGGTTGTTAAAATTTAAAAACTTTTTAGCAGCTATGGAAAAAGAAGACTGGGATAAAGCAGCAGTTGAAATGTTAGACAGTCGTTGGGCTATACAAGTAGGTCCAAGGGCGATAAGATTAAAAGATAGAGTTTTAAAGGAAGGCTAAATGAAAGGCGTAAAACATTACAAAAAAGACGGTACTGAACATAAAGGCAGTTCACATAAAATGGCTAACGGTACTTTACATACAAATAAATCTCACACTAAAACAAGTGTAAAACTTTTTCATTTTAATGAGTTAAGTAAAAAAGCAAAAACAAAAGCAAAACCAAAGAGGAAATAATGCCCACAAAAAAGAAAACACATAAAACTAAAGATGGTAGAACAGCTAGAAAAGGTCTTTATTATAATATAAATAAGAAACGTAAAGAAGGAAAAAAGATGCGTAAAAAAGGAGCAAAAGGGGCTCCTACAGCAGCTGCTTTTAAACGTTCTGCTAAGACAGCTAAAAAACCCAAAAAGAAAGCCTAATGCCTAGGACAAAGGAAAAATCTATAAGACGTACTACTGGTAAAGGAGGTAATTACCGTAAAACTAAATCAGGTGCGGGCATGACTAAAAAAGGAGTCAAAGCATATAGAGCTAAAAATCCTGGTAGTAAATTAAAAACAGCTGTTACAGGAAAAGTTAAAAAAGGAAGTAAGGCAGCAAAAAGGAGAAAATCTTATTGTGCAAGGTCAGCAGGACAAATGAAGAAGTTTCCTAAAGCTGCTAAAGACCCTAACTCAAGATTGCGACAAGCAAGAAAAAGGTGGAAGTGCTAATGTATGAATATAGTTGTACAGTTGATAGAGTAGTTGATGGAGATACCATTGATGTTATATTAGACCTTGGGTTTGATATTCTTTACCGTTCAAGAGTTCGTCTTTATGGAATAGATACCCCTGAGTCTAGAACTAGAAACAAAGACGAAAAAGTTAGAGGAAAGATGGCTTCTGCGTATTTAAAAGAAGCTGTTGATAATGGTAAAAAAGTAATTATAGAAACTAAATTAAAAGATTCTAAAGGAAAATTTGGTAGAGTTTTAGGTAACGTGATGGTTGATGGAATAAATATTAATCAATTAATGATAGATAATTATTTAGCTGTAGCTTATTTTGGTCAAAGCAAAAACGATATAGAAGCTGAACATTTAATTAATAGAGAAAAATTAATAGAACTAGGTAAGTTTGAACCAGTAGTTTAATGGACTCAGTAGTACAGTTAATTAACGAAGTAGGTTTTCCTATAGCAGCAGCGATAGGTTTAGGTTTATTTATTTGGAAACTTATTAATAAAATCATAGATGGAATGGAAACTAAAGTAGATGTTCTTGATGAAAAAGTAAGTGCACAAATAGCTCAGATAGAAGACAGGTTAGGTCAAAAATTAGATTCACAACACGGTATTTTAGTTGCTCTTATAGATAGAGTTAGGTCTGTTGATAATGAGATAATTAGACAAGATACTCTTTTAAAGACTATACTTGGAGTACCGCAACTTATGAACACCGATAGGTTAGCTAAAGCTGATAGAGAAGACCAAAGGAAAGATTGATGAAAAAGACATATACAGATGGTTCCAAACTATTCTTAACTGAGTTTAAAGTAGGCGATAAAATATACGAAGGACCATTTATATACGCAAACACTTTTGAAGAAGCTGATATGGAAGCTACTGCTTACGGAGTAGTTATTGTTGGTGAAATGAAAATACTAAGTGATGACGGTGAGGAGAAAGAAAGAGTTTTACATTAGGAGGATTAAAATGGAAAAACGTAAAAGAGGTAGACCAACTAAAACAGAACTTCAGCGTAGAAAAGACGAAGCTGAAAAAGATACTATAATTAAATGGATGTGTATTATAGGTGTTGTTCTAGTATTAGGTGTTTTTATACAAAACGCTAAAGCAGACCAAATAGTACATAAATTTAAATCACCTAGTTTTAATGGTGTCGGTACATCTAGTCATTATCTTACAATCGAAAATCAAGAGTTTTCTCGTAAGCTTACAATCAAAGAAGAAATTAAAGCACTTCAAGATGAATTAGAAAGAGAGAAAGAAAATAGTACTCTCGCTAGATTTCTTAGGAACCTAGAATCAAGAGTCTATGCTGAGTTGTCTAGACAGTTAGTCAACAACCTCTTTGGCGAAACACCTTCTGATTCAGGTACAATAACCTTGGAAGGAAACACCATTGAGTATACAAGTGATGGTGTAACATTAACACTAAAGATAACGGAAGCGGATGGAACAGTTACTGAGATTACGATTCCTATTGGTACTTTTTTGTTCTAGCTGTTCAATACTTGACCAATATGAAGATACGTACGAACATAGGTTTAAAGCACACAACGTAGTTTCTATTCAGGAATTACAATCTCCTTATTTACGTGATGTACCTGTACCAACAGTTAGCCCAGTTGTAGCTGTTTATCCTTCAGCCTTTACCGACCAAACAGGACAACGTAAAAGCAACAGTGAGTTTGCTTTATTCAGTACCGCTATAACTCAACAGCCGAATGCTTTATTAATACGAGCATTAAAACATGCAGGCAACGGTGAGTTCTTTAGAGTTGTAGAAAGAGTCGGTCTTGATAACTTAACTAAAGAAAGACAACTTATACGTTCTGCTAGAGATGCTTTCGCTAGTGAGGAAGAAAAGAAAAAACAATTATCCCCTTTATTGTTTGCGGGTATTTTAATTGAAGGTGCTGTTATTTCTTACGAAGCTAATCTAGAGTCTGGTGGTGCAGGTGCAAGGTACTTAGGCATAGGCAACAGCATACAATATAGAGAAGACAATATAACTGTTAGTCTTCGTATGGTTTCTGTAGCTACTGGTGAAGTATTATTAGAAGTATTAAGTCAAAAAACTATATTTAGTTATGGTAAATCAGAAGATGTATTTCGGTTTATAGAAATGGGAACAGAACTTGTAGAAATAGAATTAGGTAACGCTAGAAATGAGTCTTCAACCATAGCTTTAATGAAAGCTATCGAAGGTGGGGTACTAGAAATCATAAAACAAGGGTACGCTAAAAAGTATTGGGTTTTACAAACAGAAGAAAAGGGGTTAGAATGAGATTATGATGATGAAGAAGTGCATACATCTTTTGCTATGTCTTGCTTTATTTCCGTTTGCTTATGCAGCAGACAACGAGATATATGTAGACCAATCAGGAACAGGGGCGAATATAGACCTTGAACAATTAGGCATATCTAATATTATAGGCGGTTTAGGTTCTTCTGCAGGAAGTTTAACTGCTTTTGATTTAGACGGCACAAGCATGACTTTAGATATCAACATGATAGGGGCTACTAATAAATTCTTAGGAGATATTACTGCAGACAGTTTTACTGGTTTTTATCAATTTACTGGCGGTACTAATACTTTCTCAATACAAGTAGACCCAAGCAATACCTATGGGGCTGATAACTCTAATCAAAACGTAGCCGTTACAGGTAGCGGAAACACTTTCACGTTAAACCAAGGAACTACTGCACTAGCAGCTACTCTAGATTTAGACTGGATCATTCAAGGGTCTAATAACACAGTTACTTCTAATATAAATATTGATGGTGCAACTAACTATATGGATATAGATGGTTCTGATAATACAGTCAACTACACTGGTACAGGTGTTAACGCTTCAGCAGGTGGTTACTTTTATTTAGATCATACAGGCGGGCAAAGAACATTCAATATTCAACAACTGAGTACCCAAGACAATGACTGGCTCAAAATCATATCTATCGGTGGTAATGCTACTTCTACTGTTTGTGTCATTCAAAACGACCAAGGTACTAGCACAAGCTGCTGATATTGGGGACATATCTGAACTAAACGGTTCAGCACAAATACTAAGAGACAAACCATACGACGCTAACTTAAAGTTTGCTATTCAAAGCAACGATGAAGCTATAACTACAGACGGTAGAATGGCTATTACTTTTCTTGATGAGTCTAAAGTAAAACTAACAGAACACTCACAATTAACAATAGATGAATATATTTACGACCCTGACCCAAGCAAATCTAAAATGGCTCTTACCTTTGGTCTTGGGACAGCACGGTTTATTACTGGTAATTTAAACCGAATAGATAAACAAAACATATCCCTTAAAACTCCTACAGCAAACATTGCAATTCGTGGTACAGACTTTACAGCTACAGTCGATGAACTAGGTCGTAGCCTTATAATACTATTACCAGACGCTCTAGGGCTTTCTAGTGGTGAGATAGAAGTAGTTACTGCTATGGGAACTGTTTTATTAAATAAACCTTACGAAGCTACAACAGTTAGTGTGTTTGAATCTGCTCCTAGTAAACCTGTAATACTGGATTTAACGTTAGACCTTATCGATAATATGTTGATTGTTACTCCTCCTAAAGAAGAAAAAACAACGTATGCTGAAAATATATCAACTAAACAAGAAAGTATTTTAGATTTTAATGAACTAGATATAGATTACTTAGACGTAGATTATTTAGGTGAGGATGAACTTGAATTTACAGAACTAGATATTAACTTTTTAGACGTAAATTATCTTGAAGACCTTCTTAATGTATTAGATGCGTTAGCAATAGCTGAAGAAGACGACCAATTAGCACAAGCAACTAGTACGCAAATATCAGGAACTCTTTTAGGTAAAGACCCAGACACACAAATAACCGCTTTAATAACAGGAAACGTTGTAAGTTTACGAAGACAAGTAAACGAAACTGTTAGAGTTGATTTAAACGGTAGTAATGCTTATACAGTAATTTTGATACAAGACGGAATATCTAATATAATCAAGGTGAACGGAGGAAGTGATAGCACTATTACTATTACGCAAAATGATTAATGAAAAAATTAATAATACCTTTATTAGTAATATTAGTATTACCTTTAATATTTCAATCAACACCTACAGAAATACTTAAATTAAGGGTATTCGATAATTTTGTAAAAGAACAAAACCCTTCTGGTAACTTTGTTATTCTTAATATAACAGAAGAAGATGTAGAACGTGAAGGTGGTTATCCGTTACCTAGAAAACGGTTAGCTGATATACAACTAGAACTCATAGGTAAAGGTGCTCTTGGTGTAGGTTGGGTAATTAGTTTTCCACAGCCCGATAGACTTATGGGCGATGAAGAATTCGCTAGGTCGTTAGGATATGCTCCTAGTGTTCTTGCTATGTTTGAAACTTCTAACGGTTTATATCCTAAAACTACAGGAACAGTTACTAAAGGTGACGATGTTGGGGGTATACTTATTAAGGGAGTCAAGGAAAATTTCTACCCTTATCAAAATATATTACAAGGAATCGCCATTGCTCCCACTGAATCTGACCAGCTTGTTAGACGAATACCTCTTTTATTAAAAACACCCGAAGGTTGGATAGCTTCTTTTGGTACACAGATATATAAAGCACTCTTTAATGTAAAAACATATATCATCACAACTAATCAAAACGGTATACAAGAAATAGCTATACGAGGAATACCTCCCGTAAAGACAGATAGTCTTGGTCGTAAATGGATATCGTGGGTAGATACCCCGCAAACTGATTTACAAAAAATGGAAGTAAATGGTAAGTTTGTATTCGTAGGTGTTACAGCTAATGGTGTAATGCCACAAATCGCAACTCCTGTTGGGTTATTAGAACCTCATAAAATACAAGCGGCATTAGCTGAATCATTATTAATACAAGATAGCCCTTATATTCCAGATTATTCTTTAGCGTTAGAACTAGCTATTTATTTAATCTCAGTAAGCCTAGTATGGGTTTTTATAAGTTATTTAGGTATAACGTGGGGGATAATTTTAGCGGTTACTACGGCGGCTTTAACGGCGTCCTACGGTTATTACACTATCCAGACGGGGTTACTAATAGATGTTACTTGGTCTTTAATATCTCAGTTTATAACAGGTGCAATAGCTTTTTATATAAGGTTTAGAGAACAATGGAGATTAAGAGAACAGATTAAGAAACAGTTTGAACATTATCTAGACCCACGGCAAGTTAAACGTTTACAACAAAATCCTGATTTATTAAAACTAGGTGGAGAAAAAAGAAGATGTACTTTTTTGTTTACAGACGTTAGAGGTTTTACAGCATTATCAGAAACGTTATCCCCTGAAGAAGTTACAACAATAATGAATAAAGCATTAACAATACAATCTAACGCAGTACAAAAACATGGAGGTATGGTTGATAAATATATTGGTGATGCAATGATGGCTATTTTTAATGCGCCTATGGATTTAAAACATCATGAACAAATAGCAGTAGCTTGTGCTAAAGAAATACAAGAAAACATACAAGCGGCAGGTATAGGTGTAGCTATTGGAGTTGGTGTAAATACTGGAGAAGCTGTTATTGGCAATATGGGAAGCGATACTAGGTTTGATTATTCTGCTATAGGAGATGCTGTTAATACGGCGGCTAGATTAGAATCTGCGACTAAAGAAGTAGGTGTAGATATACTTATTGGAGAAGAAACAGAAAAGTATTGTGGGATAACTTTAAATAAACTAAAACCAATAAAAGTAAAAGGTAAAGAAAAACCTTTAAATATCTATACGTTTTGATATATAATCAGTATACAGCCATTGTGCTGCAGTTTACGAGATGAGCTTTAACTC